AAATCTATAAACTCTAAAGAACGAGTAGGTTGGATGTAGATTTTACCACTCAACAAATTATTATCCAAGTCAGAAGGATCACTAGATACCGTTACACGGAAATCTGTTAAACCTCTTTCCTTTTGTATTTGGGTTAAAATTGGATTTACTAATCTTAAGAATTCTTGTCTAACTGTATCGTCATTTTGTTCAAATAACAATCTTACAGCTACTGCAGATATTAATAATCTAGCTTGTAATAACAATCTTCTTACATTTAATCTGTTCAAAGCTGAATCCCTAATTTGTAAAGTTTTATTACCAAAAATAATTGTACCTGTATCAGAAAATGTTGCAATTGGGTTAATTGCGTTAGTGTAAAGTAAATCTCTATCACTTTGTGTCAATTTGAAAGCTGCTTTTTTAGAATTTACTAAACCTCTAGTATAACCAGCTGACGCAAACCAAGGATATGCAACATTATCGGTTAATGCTATATTTCTTACAACTTCACCTGTTGGTGGAATATAAATTTGTGTAGAATTATAAGTATCCAACACTTGAATCCAAGGGAAATAAATTGCTGAATAATTACTATCATACCCTATATTTTGGTAAGCTGAAATAACTTGTTGTGAAGTATTATAATTTGGTGAATTAATAATATAGATAGAGTCTGCTCTATCTACTTCAATCATGTCAATTGTCAAAGTTGTTAATGAAGAATGATCATTGAAATTCAAACCAGGAGTTGCAAACACATTAATGGCAACTGCTTCAGGGTTTGCAAAAGTTTGAATACCCTTGTAATAAGCGTAGTAATCAGAGTTGCCTATTGTAGAACTGAATACACCACCGTTATTTGTATTACAAGCGGTATACAATGGTTTACCAAAGATATAACCATCTGTATTAGTTCTTGATTGTCTGTAAATATCCCAACCATCAAACCCACCACATACTGCAAAAGTAAATTTACAATAACTTTTATTAGTTAGAGGGTTATTGGTACCTGATTGACCTTCCAAATCATATGGAGTAGTTTCAAATAGATAGTTACCATCTGTATCAGTAATACTTGATGCATTTACTGACAAGTGGAAACCTTTCGTTTGTTGTCCAGCAGATTTTCCTTTATATTGAAATAAACTATTATCATAAGATGTAGGTTGAGCCGAAGTTGCTGAAGAGAATAGACCTAAAGTAACTTTTCTCAAAATATCACCACTTGAAATATTAGGACTACCATCAGGATTATAAGAATACACATCACCTGCATTGAAGTATTCTGTTTTATACATTACACTACCAGTTTTACCTGTTGCATCACTACCATCATTGTTATAACCTGAGAAAGTGTTATTAGCAACAAATCCTTGGAATCCAGCAGGAAACGCATCTGATGGTGCATTAGAGTCTAAACTAATCATAATATAGTTGGACTTTAATGGGAAATTACCATCTGAAGTACCAATTTTTAATCCAATATATGTAGTTAAACTTGGATCCATATTACATCTTGTCCAAGATTCTAAAACCACCTGATTATCATCAGTATCGTTAAAATCACGAACAATTAAGTCGAAGTCACCAGTAGAAACATTAACATTCTGTATAGTTATCTTGATTTGATAGTTTGCAGAATCACCATCCGCGATTGGTAATACTTGGAACAAATTGTGAACCACACCACCTCTTGCTTCTGAAACAACAAATGGAGAAACTGGTTTAATATATTCAGTTAAGAAATCATCTTTACTATCTCCATCATCAATATGTTGATAAGTATTCATATCCAAACCTCTAACAAAACCTTGTTCATATGCATCTACTAAGAAATTATCATAAATTTCATAAACATATAATGGGAAAGTGGAATAAGATTTATCAAAAGGGGCAACACCTAAAACTTTTGAAGCATATTGAGTACTTGAACTGTCCATTGATAACGTAAAAGAAGTTCCACCTGATAAAGTTGAACCTGTTACATTTAATGTAAATTCCGCAAAAGGATTAACCTCGATGTTATTAGATGAAGTTGTCACTACATTTTGAAAAGCAGTATCACCTGCAACCTCAAGATCTAATGTATTTGTATTGTCATAATGACCTCTAGATCTTAAAGACAAAACTACGTTACCAGCATAATCACTATTAAGTTCAGCAGGGTACTTAAATCTTTCAACATTAAATGTGTTACCAGTATAGTTGTAAACAAAAATATAAGAATAAACACCATCGATTGTTGAATCGCTAGCACCCGATTGATGATAATAAACATTATACCATTCTTTGTTATTATAATTGTTTACTGTGAAATTACCTGCAACAGGACCTTTCACTTCTGCTCCTGACTGTGAATTTACAATAGTACTTGGAACTAAACCAATTGTGAACCATTTACCATTATCTGATGATGTATAACCGCTTGCAATTTGATAGATGTAATCTGTTACACTTAAACCATTATAAGCTGTTTTATCTGATAGTTCATTATAAATTGAACTAGATTGTTCGTGGTTTATTGTATCTGCACTGAAAGTAATACCTGTAGTTGTTGTGTATGTTGTTTTATCAACAATCACACCACCTAAAGTCTTGATTGAAAAAGTATTATATGGTTTATAACCAGTTAAACCAAGAACTCTCGTTACGAATAATTGATTAGATTCTTGTAAGTATGAGTTAGCTACATAAGGTAGTTCATAAGACGGATTACCATTACCATCTAACATTGGATTAGTTGAACCAAAAGTTGATTGAAAACTATCCCATGATTGAATTAGAATAGGTTCGAAAGCTGGTCCCATCATTGTTTCACCCGCTAAACCTAGTGTCGTTACTCCGACACTTTGAGCTACATAGGTCAAATCTACCTCAGATGTGTAAACACCTGGTGAGACAAATGTGTTGTTTGAAGTTGCCATTGATTGTATTTAATTTAAAATTTTTATTTCTTATTCAATAAATATCTTTATTTTATTCAAAGATTTCCGTATCTTCAATATAAAAGATAAAAAAGTATCTTTTTCTATCTAACAATGAAAAATGAGATGAAAAATGTTAAAATCAGTAAAAAACATCATGAAATGATTAAAAACTACTGTGACGAAAAAGGACTCAAAATATACAAGGTTATACAAAAATGGATTGAAGATAGCTGTAAACCTAAAAAGAAAGATATCTATGGAGAATAATTAAAAAGAATATTTTATTGAAACAGTGGATGGTATATCTAATGTATCATTAAAAGTAACAGTATTTTTATTAATTGTAAAAAATCCAACAGATGTGTTATTGTCTAAACCGTTAATATTAACACTAATTACTCCTTTAATTAAATTAGTGACAGTAAAAGAAGTAGTTCCTCCCGTATAAATAAAATTTTCAATATCTATTTGAAATATTTTACTATTTGGTAATTGTAGATTGGTTTGAGTAATATCGGTTATAACGTTTGGCATATTAATATAAATATATAATACCTATTTTTGAACCGATTACAGGATTGTAACTCATTGTTATTAAATTGTTCCCCAAAATTTGAAAACCTGAATTTTGAATTTCAGTTAAACCATTGACATCCACACTAATAATTTCTAGTAAAGGATTTTTAATAATAAATTCAGGAGTACCTCCAGTGTATGTATAATAATCCTTACCCACATTTATAATTTTACCAAATGGATCCATTAATACAGTACTAAAACTTTTAATATAAACAACTGAAACTACGGAACCTTCAATTGGAGATTCGGAAAAAACAATTCTTGATGTTCCGTTTATAAAGTAATAGTCAATATTTTGTTCCTGAGTTAGACCATTAATTTTTACATAAAGTAAAATTCCAATATTTTCATTTACATTGAAAACAGTGTCATGTCCATCGGCACTAAAATTAACAGTTATAATGTCCAAATTGGCAATTTGGTTGACTGTTTTACTCGGTTGGTCATTCGGTACTTCAGTAAAAATTAAAGTTCTACTAATAGCAGGAGTAACCTCGAACTTCTCAGGATCCAACAAATAACCTAATAATGAAAACTTATAAGTTTGTACGTAAAATCTACGACCTTCAACAGTATTGATAGGTGAACTATCTGTAATACTATCTAACATAATTGGAATATAATGGCCATTAATAACTTGATAATCCTGCATACTTGT